ATGCAGGTGGGGTCAGTCCCAACGAGCCCCTGCTCCCAGACACCAAGCCCTTCGCCTTCGGCAAGGGCATGCACGACAACCTGGAGGCCGGCGCTCAGGACTACGGCGGGGTCTACCCGCCTGACATCCCGATCACCGGGAGCCAGAACGTGCCGGACTCCGAGAAGATCGTCGAGCCGTGAGCACGACTCCCACGAGCTCACCGATCACCGCTCAGGCCCGCTCGTACGTCCGGGCTCGGGCCACAGCGGTGATGGAGTACACCTGCCTGATCGTCCGCGGAGAGGTGCCTGGGGGCTACGACGAGGACTCCCTGATCTTCACCCCCACCGGACTGGGTGAGCGGGTCTACCAGGGCGTGTGCCGGATCTGGGAGGTGGCCAACGCCTCCTCGGTGGTGGTCGGCGATGTCGACGTCTACCAGATGACCACGAACCTCTCGATCCCCTGGGACGTACCGGAGATCATCAAGCGCTACGACGAGGTGACCATCCTGACCGCTCCCCAGGACTCCCAGATGGTGGGGAAGCGCTACGAGATCCAGACTGTCGCCAAGGCCGGTGAGCTGCGTGCTACGCGCCGGTTCGAGGTCACTGGGCTGATGTGATGGGTGCTGTCGGACAGGCGGACATCTCCAAGCTGGCGGACGCACTCCGACAGACTGCAGAGGACTCCCAGGTCACCACCCAGCAGGTGCTGATCCAGAGCGCGAACCAGATCCTGGCGGAGATGGAGGCGCTGGTCCCGGTCGACACCGGGAAGCTGCGCGGCTCGCTGCAGATCAGAGTGGACTCCGACAGGGTCGTGATCGGGCCCAACCCGAACATCGCCGACTACGGCGGCTACGTGGAGTTCGGCACCAAGCCCCACGTCATTCGTCCCAAGACGCCAGGGGGCGTCCTGGTGTTCAAGATGAACGGCACGACCGTCTACGCCAAGAAGGTGAACCACCCTGGCACCAAGGCGCAGCCGTTCGTCCGCCCTGCGTTTGAGGCATGGGTGGACTCGCTTGGGACGATGGCAGCAGAGGCGAACATCAAGGTGCTGAAGGACGGTGCGAGGTAGTGCCTAGCTCCATCTCACGAGGACCGATCACCACTCGGCTGCTGGCTGAGCTGGTGACCGAGGGGTTCCCCGTGGGCGACAACGCCCAGCCGACTGCTCCGTTCGGGTGGCAGGGAGAGCCGAACGAGCCCGGGACCACCTTCACCCCGTGGCTCTCCCTGTCGCCTGGTGCAGCCAGCCTCCAGGCCCCTGGTGGGGCCATGGGGGACAGCCAGTCCGAGTGGCGACTGTCCTACTCGGTGGTCTACGCCGGCATCTCCAGGAAGCAGACGGAGGCGCTGGCTGACCGGATGAGGATGAACCTGACGAACATCGTCAGGGAGTCGATCGACACCGACACGGGCGCGTGGCGGATCCAGAAGGTCACCTGCACGTCGATCGGCAACACCAACCGGATCGGGTCTGCCTATCCGGATTACTTCACACAAGCAGACTCGTTCGAGGTCTGGGTCACGAAGGGATAGAACATGCCACGAGCCAAGCAGATCAAGATCACGAAGGACGGCGAAGAGGGCTTCGTCCTCCGCGAGTCCGTCGCAGCGTGGGAGCGCAACGGCTGGACGGTTGCGGATGATGAGAGTAGTGAGACAGAAGCTGCCGAGGTCACCGAGAAGCCCCTGGAGACCCAGGCCGCAGCTACGAAGAAGACGACCACGAGGAAGGCCGACTGATGGCACGGATCATCCCGAATGAGAACACCTGGATCGGGTTTTCGATCGCCACGATCAGTGACATCGAGGCCCCCACGGCGGCTCAGGTGGCAGCTGCAGTCGACCTCACCGGGTACTGCATCAGCCTGAACGCCTCCTCACGAGGCAACACGGTGCCGACCCCGGCGTTCGACAGCCTCTTCGAGACCAGCACCGCTGGTACCTCGGCAGCGACCTTCGACGCGGACTTCTACCGTGACGACGAGGACGACACCGCCTGGGAGACCCTCCCTCGTGGTACCCGTGGCTACTTCCTGATCGCCCGGTTCGGCGGGAAGGGTACGGCCAACCTCCCGATCGCGACTGACGAGATCGAGGTCTGGCCAGTGATGGTGACGTCACGGACGATGGCGAACATGAGCTCCAACACCGTGCTGACGTTCACCGCGTCCTGCTCGGTCAACGTGGAGCCGGCTGAAGCTGCGATCGTAGGAGCATAGGTCCTGGCGGAGGGATAGCATCACACCGACTACATCCCTCCGCTCAGGAAGCGACAGATGCCCACCACAGCAGCGAAGACCACCGAGGCTCGACAGAAGCAGTCCCAGGCGCAGAAGCGCGCCACGGTGGATGCGCTCGTCAACAAGCCTCGTTCCACCACCGAGTTCTCGTTGTTCCTCAACGACGGGGACGGTGGCTCGAACGAGGTCACCCTGAAGTACCAGGCGATCGGGATGCGGGCCTACGACCGGCTCGTGGCCAAGCACCCGCCGAAGCCGGAGCAGCGCGCTGAGGGTGCCTCCTTCGACATCGACTCCTTCGCGCCGGCGCTGATCGCGGCCTGCTCGGTGGACCCAGAGATCACCCCTGCCGAGGCCAAGCAGATCTGGGACTCCGAGGACTGGTCCCGCGGTGACGTGATGGTGCTGTTCCGGAACGCCGTCGAGCTCAACAACCGGGGGCTGGACATCCCTTTCAGCGTGAGCGGCTGAGGAAGGATCGCAACTTCTACCTGGAGATGTCCTACTGCTTCGAGCATGGGATCCCGCACTCGAAGTGGTTGAAGTGGGACGCCGAGGATCGGGCCAAGACCATCGCCTACGCGCTGGAGTCCTCAGCACGGTGTCAGATGTGCGGGACCGCCCCGTGGGAGTGGGAGGAGAACAAGTTCGCGTTCACTGCTGTGGACGAGTTCTGTCAGGGCTGCTACCAGAAGTCCGTCTTCGGGGACACGCAGGGCTCGTCACTGCCGGGCACCAATGTCAAACTGATCCCGACCACCCTGCAGCTGACCGCCCAGATGGCCATCAAGGCTCGGAACCGACGCTCGATCAAGATGGAGTAGGACGTGACGGCTCAGCCGATCGAAGCCAACGTCGTACTGACGAGCGACAACTCCCAGTACGACCGGGCGATGACCGCATCGGCTGGGAACACCGATCAGCTGGGCATGGCGGTCGACGGCCTCGGTCGCAAGATCAACAACCTCTCCAAGACCGCCGGCAAGACTCTGATCGGGATCAGCGCTGCCGACGTGGCGACGATCACTGGGGCCACCGCGGCCTGGTCCAGCTACGAGAAGCAGATGTCCCGGCTGCAGGCGCAGTCGGCGATCCTGACTCGGACCAACAGCCAGCAGACCACGGTGATGAAGGACTACACCTCGGCGGTCAAGGGGCTGCGGACGGAGTACGGGGCCACCACCTCTGAGGCCGCGAAGCTGGTGGAGGTCCTCTCCAAGGTCACCGACATCCGGCAGAGCCGGGACCTGAAGGACCTGAGCAAGGTCTTCGAGGACATGTCGCACGCCACCGGTGAGAGCTCGGAGGGTCTCGCCACCTCGCTGACCAACCTGCAGCGGGTGATGGGCGCTCCGATCAACTCCAAGAACACCCGGCAGTTCGCCGACCAGTTCACCTACCTGGCAGCCCACACCCAGACCTCAGCCCAGGGTCTGATCGACTTCACCGCTCAGCTGGCTCCCACCGCCAAGGCGATGGGGATGACCAACAACCAGGTTGCTGGGTTCGCCACCGCCTTCGCCAAGGCTGGCCAGGACAGTGGAGCAGCAGCCACCGTCTTCTCCAAGATCACCACCGACATCACGCACTCGATGCAGACCGGGTCTCCCGAGATCGCGCACTACGCCAACATGCTGGGGGTCACCCAGAAGGCGTTCAAGCAGATGGGGGCCGGCGAACAGGTCGTCGAGATCCTGGAGAAGCTGCACTCCGAGGGCAAGGGCGCAGCCGCTGAGCTGGCTCGACTGGGTCTGGACGGACCGCGTTCGATCCGGGCCATCCAGGCGATCATCGGGTCTGGTGGGCTGCGCCAGTCGATGGCTCTGACCACCCAGGGCAAGGGTGCTGCTGCGGAAGGGGCTGCGGCCTCGACCAGAGGCATGTCGGACGAGATCTCCAAGCTGAACCAGAACTTCCAGCAGCTGGCCGAGACCATGGGTGGCTACTTCGGGCCGATCCTGGAGAAGTTCCTCCAGGGCATGAACAAGGCCATGGAGGTGGTCAACAAGATCGCCGAAGGCCCGATGGGTAAGTTCCTCGGTCTGGTGATGGGGATCGTTGCCCCGCTGGCTGCCGGGGCCGGGATGCTGCTGCTCTTCGCAGGGGCCCTGATGAAGGTGGCCGCGGCGTTCACCCTGTTCCGCTCCAGCGCGGCGTACGGCGTCAGGGAGGGCTTCGCGGGCGGAGGACCACTGGGTCAGGGCGCAGGCACGCGCGGGCAGCAGCTGGAGCAGCGTGGCACCTGGTTCCAGCGTGCTCAGTACACCGGTGGTCAGGTGGCCGGCAGTCTGGCCGGCAGTGGCCTAGGTGCGATCCGCTCGGGCTATGAGCGTGCGCGAGGCTGGGCTGACCCGAACTACACCCCAGGACCACCGCGCAGCGCGCTGTCCTACATGGCTGGCGGGCTCGGTCGTGGGATCGACATGTTCCTCACCCCTGGTTTCGACCAGATGCGGTACGCGGACCCGACCAAGCGGGAGCGGAGCCGGTTCTTCCAGCGGTCCCCGATGGGGATGTCTGAGGCCGTCGCTGAGAGTGCCGCGAACGCTGACGCAGCTCGGGAGCGGGCTCGTACTGCGGGAGCGGTCTACCAGTCCCGGCTGGCTGCCTCCCCCAGTGACCCTGCGACTGAGCAGGCCCGGCGGGACATGCACCGGGCCAACCAGGAGGCGATCTCCAGCACTCGGGCCTCGATGACTGCTCAGAAGGAGCAGGTCGCGACCATCAAGTCCCTGAACCAGGAGACCGGGAACACCACTACCGGGTTCCGGCGACTGGCTCAGGCTGCTGGCGGGTTCGCGGCTGGCGCAGGTGGCGGGGTCCTGGGTGCTGGTCGAGCGGGGTTCGGCGCGTTCATGCGCTCGGGCGCGGCTGGCCCGATGGCAGCGATGGGCACGATGGCTGGGGCCAGCGCCCTGGGCGTCAACTCGCAGATGGTCATGATGGGCGCGACCGGCGCGATGATCGGCAGCATGATCCCCGGCGTGGGAACGGCGATCGGGGCCGGGGTCGGAACCGTGGCTGGTGCTGGCATCGACATGGCCAGGCAGAACGACGCCACGATGCAGAACCTCACCGACCTGAACACCTCGATCAAGGACGGTGGCTCCAACTTCACCCAGTTCTCCTCCGACATCAACGACTCCCGTGTGGGCATGAACAAGTGGTTCGGCGCGCTGGGATTCGGCAAGGAGGCCCCGAAGTACGAGAGCCCGCTGGCCAAGGGGAACTTCCTGGACTTCGAGTCGACCAAGAACGCCATCAAGGGTTTCTTCGGCACCTCCGACGTCGAGGACGCTCAGCACAAGTACGACGACGCGGTGAAGGAGTTCGACTCCAAGCGGACTGCGGCTGCAGACATCGCCAAGAAGTACGGCCAGAAGCTCACTGGCACCCAGGCCCAGCAGACCAACCAGCTCACCCAGTTCATGTCCGATCGTGGTGAGGGACTGCTCAGCCAGGCCGGGGTCAGCTGGGACCAGCTGGTGGCTGCTCAGCAGAAGGGTGGTCCTGAGTACACGGCGATGCTGCGAAAGATCCTGGTTCCACAAGCTGCAGAGCAGATGCTCGCTGGTCAGTCGACGACTGCGGCTGGTCGAGCGATGGCTGCGTCTCCGGCGGCTCGGATCTCCGCCGTCCAGCAGGAGAACGTCGGGGCCTACTACCAGGGCACCAACCAGGCGTACGACCGGCTGCGCAGGAAGGGGATGACTGACGAGCAGATCATCAGGTCTGCCGAGCGCGAGCAGGCGAACATCGGGGACGAGAACAGCCGGCCCTACGAGCTGCAGATGGCGCTCTCGGCCAAGGCCCAGCAGAACGTCCAGATGCAGATGCCGTTCATGGGTCGGGCCCAGCAGTTCCAGACCAACGTCACCCAGCTGCAGAACCTGGAGGCCATCCCGACCACAGGGATGACTCAGGAACAGCTGACCCAGCTGGAGACCCAGAAGGCGACCACCGCGCAGTCCTTCGTGGACCAGGGCCAGTACTTCAAGCAGATGCTGCTGATGCAGGACCAGTACGAGATCCAGCGGACTCGATCCCAGCAGGACTACAGCCTGCAGCGCTCCTACCAGGAGCATGACTTTCAGCTTCAGCGATCTCGCGCTGAGTCCTCCTTCGCCCGACAGCAGAACTACGCCACCGCCGACTACTA